AGGCTCGTGGCTTTACTACAGTTAAACATCAACGTGAAGTTGGTGTTGGATATTTTGATATTATAAGTGAAGCAGTTGGTGCTACAAGTACTATTGCTAATAAACATAGTACCGAAGCCGATCAATTCTAAAAATACATTATGTTAATTGAATTTAAGGATAACTCCTTCACCGATAGTGAAAAACTACAAGTTTTACTTCAATATCATAATGTGATTGAAAAAGTGAAAGTGGACGACCAAGATATACCAATGGTCGTTCTTGCACTTAATCAAGACGATGTGGCAAAAGTAGAGGTTGACATTGAAGGTGCTTTACTGATAGAATATTACGGAGACGATTGGCAAAACAATGCTTGAAACAATCTGTGATATATTAAGTGAAAGTTACCGTAGAAATTGGATTACTAGTCGTGATGGTAATGTAAGTATTCGTCATCACGACCGTGACCATTTCTATATAACACCCAGTGGTGTGCGTAAACAAACATTACAGCCAGACCAATTTAAAAAAATAAAAATTATTAAGGGCTATTATGACCAACCACCTACATTACATTATAGTTATGAAGATTTACCTTATACTGATATAAGTAGTAATCTTAGACCTAGTGGGGAACTACCATTACATTTTGGATTGCAAAAAGAGTTAGGACAACATAGTGATGATGTTAGAGTAGTAGTTCATGTACATCCAACTTATTGTGTTGCCGCTATGCATAAAGGTATACAACTAAATGAATTAGTGCAGAGTTTTCCGGAACTTAGTAGATATACAAAGGTTGCAGGCAATGTTGGTGATGTGCCACCTATCAGTCAGGAACTTGCCGATCAATGTTTTGAAAAATTAGAGTTAGATAGGTATGGTACTATCAAATATGATATAGTAGGTATTAAAGGTCATGGAGTTGTAGCAATTGATACCTCACCATGGCGTGCATATGAACACATAGAACGATTAGAACATATTTGCAAGATAGTGCTTGCATCAGGAAAAAATTATGAGTAAATTACAATATGATTTAAGTAAAAAGGTAAACTATACAAAACGCAGTATGTTTTTAGATCCAGAGGGTCCTGTAACTGTACAGCGTTTTGAAGAAGTTAAATATCCCAAGATTGCTAAGTTTGAAGAAACGGCAAGGGGGTTCTTTTGGGTACCGGAAGAAATCAGTTTAACTAAAGATAAGATTGACCATAAAGATAGTAGCGATGCTATCAAACATATATTTACTAGTAACTTATTAAGGCAAACTGCACTTGATAGTATACAAGGTCGTGCCCCAGCACAAGTATTCAGTCCTGTAATTAGTATTCCAGAATTAGAGGCATTAGTAAACAATTGGAGTTTTTTTGAAACTAATATACACTCAAAGTCTTACAGTCATATTATTAGGAACGTATATGGCGTGCCTAAAGAAGAATTTAATAAAATTCACGATACTAAAGAAATAATTGAAATGGCTAGTACAGTAGGTAAACACTATGATTATCTACATAAGATTAATTGCCAACATGAATTAGGCAAAATGCCTGATTTTACTGTAGATCCAGAAACAGAACATGAATATGTCAAAGCAATTTACATGGCATTACATGCTAGTTATGCATTAGAAGCATTGCGTTTTATGGTAAGTTTTGCTACAAGTCTTGCTATGGTGGAGAATAAAATATATATTGGTAATGGAAACATTATCAGTTTGATATTGCAAGATGAATTACTACATACAGAATGGACTGCCTGGATCATTAATCAAGTAGTTAAAGAAGATGTTAGATTCGCAAAAGTAGCAATTGAATGTCAAAAAGAAGTATATGATTTATACTTAGATGTTATCCGTGAAGAAAAAGAATGGGCAGACTATTTGTTTAGTAAAGGTGTAGTAATAGGATTGAATAGTGAAATACTAAAAGATTTTGTTGATTATACTGCATTTACTAGATTGAAAGATATTGGTATAAAATACACAGAACCACATCCTAAATCAAGTCCTATACCATGGTTTAACAAACATGTTAATATCAATAAAAAACAAAGTGCATTACAAGAAACAGAATCAACAAATTATGTTATTGGTGTAATGAGTGATAATTTAGACTTTAAAGAGTTACCAGTGTTATAAATAAAGGAGAATAAATGGATACAAATCAACCCGATCATTTAACTGTAGGATTAGGACCAAACATATATAAAGCAGTTGTTTGGAGTAAAGAAAATTGTACTTTTTGCGACCAAGCAAAACAGTTATTGGATAGTAAAAGAATACAATATACAGAAAAGAAAATTGGCGAGGGTTTTACCCGCGAACAATTGTTAGAAGAAGTACCTAATGCAAGAAGCGTACCACAAATCTTTTTAGCCGGAGAATATGTAGGTGGATTTCCTGAACTTAAAGAATATTTAGTAAAGAACGGATTTTAAATGGAAACAGGTAAAGTATATACAATCAAGTTTAACTCAGGTGAGGAAATGATTGCTAAAGTAACAGAATATGTTGATACAACTCAATATATTAAAGTATCAGACCCACTAAGTGTTGCACCAAATCAAAGTGGTATGGGACTAATCCCTAGCCTTTTTACTAGTGATCCTGATCAATCTGTGACGATAAATATTAATAGTATTGCAATGTATAGTGAGACTGAGGATTCAGTCAAAATGAAATATATAGAAGCAACTACTGGAATTAAAGTTCCAGATAAAAAGATTATAATGGGATAATGCCAAGTTTAAGCCGTCTGAATGATGAAAATAGTGTAGGTGGTAAGATTCTTAGAGGATCACAAACCGTTTTGGTTGATAATCTACCAGCTGGATTGCACGTTAGTAAAATTACACCTCATACTCCATATGGTACACCTCACCCACCACATGAAGCAAGTACAACAACTACGGCTAGTACCTCAATATTAATAGATAATGTACCTGTATTATTTGTAGGCTCAGCAACAACTTGTGGCCATAACATAGTTACTGGCAGTCCTACAGTGGAGATAACATGAATTATAGCCCAATGAATCTTAACTGTATCGGTAGTTTTCTTTACAATCAGGGATTAATGATTAACCAAGAAGCTACTCAATACATGGGTGATTACAGTAATGGCGTCTATACAAATGGACAAATTACAGGTGGTAACTTTTTAGAAAAAACAGCAGGAATTTTTAATAAAGCATTTGATATAAGATATCCTATTAAAAGAATGGGACAATTGGGTGTGGGCAGACGCTATTATATACGAAGTTTAGGTAGTAGTGGATTGCATACTGATTTTACATTATTAGGCGCACCTGCCAACCGTATTGGTATAGTATTTGTTGCTAATGATACAGGCGCAAGCATTGCTGGAACTGATGGTACTGTAAATGATGTTACTGGTACAAATCAAGATGGTATGACATTACAACAATATACTAGCCTATTGACAATGGGTAGTCATATTCCATTATTAACCAATACACCACCGTATTTTTATAATATGGACTTTTATAGTACAACATGTAAATATGGTTTTATCGGAGAATTTGCAGTACAAGCCTTTGAAGAATTCTATATTAATAATGGATCTTATAGTGATTTCTTTAATGCGTTTAATACGATACTAGGATATAAAGATACGACTAATGGCGTTATAGATAGTCTTACGGCTGGTATATCACATTTAGATGGCATCTATAGTAATATGAACGATTTAATCACTGGTGATATTGCTGGTGTAAGTATAAGTACATTCTATTGGGGTCAAGATTTAATTAACACAGGTCGTGTGATAGACCTGCAAAACATTCAAAATTTTGGAAACCCAGATGTATTATTGCGTACACTTGCTAAAAATAAAGCAATCACAAGTAGTTTAAATGTTGCATTAATGGGAACTGGTATAACCCCTACTACAATTCAAATGATTATCAATGGTAGTACTGCTGATAATAATCAACAGAAACTATTATATGCTTGCTATAATTTAATTACAGGACAAGATTTAATAGATATATTGACACCATTAAATTGTCAAACTAAGTATTTGAATACATTGGCTGATTTATTAGATATAAGAAAGTTATTTCCAAATAGTTATGAAACATTAACTTTCCCACAATATAATAGTGAACCTAAACAAACTAACAGTAAGACATATTATCTGATATATCAAGGTGGACAAGTTAATAAAATACCTACACTTAGTTATGGAAGTAGATTGTTAGGTATATTACCTGGCGATATTGCTTATGCTGCAGACGCATTTAGTATGAGTATGCGTCAAATTAAAAATATACAAAATATTGATATTGAAAAATTTGCACAAGTAGTAACTAACTTAGAAAATGTAAATGATTTGCAAGTTAATGGTACTAATGTACCTAGTAATAAACCTGCAATTGAATTTGCACTAAAACAAATCGCTTATGGATCAGACGCAACCGGAAAATTCAAAACTGTAGACTTTTTTGGATGTATGACAAACTTGGTTTATCCATGGAAACAATTATATGATTATGTTCAGTTATTAAGCGAATTACCTGAGATATCAACATTAGAAGGATATCTATCTGATTTATATGATATATTAGGTACTAATCCATCAAATATGACTGCTCAATATTTCCGTGACCATGTACAACCTATAATTGACAATATCAATTTACTTGTACAAAGTATTTACACTAGTAACCATGATAAAGTTGCACCAATAATAGATTTATACAACCGTATGGGTAGTGGCTTATCAAGAGAACAATTTATTAGAAAGAAAGCAATTCCGGGCGGAATTGAATATACAACTAGTACTTACATGGATACATATGGATTCATTAATAATTTAGCGACTTATAGCCAGGAAACCGAACCTGGCCAAACAAGTGTTGTTATAGAAAATATAGCAAATATAGAAACCTTAGGAGGACAAAGTTTAATCGGTAGTATGCGTGAATCACGCAATAGCTTGCGTATGGGTTTAATGGGCGGTGAATTAGATAATAAAATCGACCCAGTGAAATTATCATTACCTATACCAAATGGGACAAAAGCAACGATACCCACAACCACTGGTAGAGTTGAAGTTTCTTTCGTTAACGGAGGCCCTATACCGGGCAGTTTAGGAGGAAGTCCCCAGTCAACACTAGTACCAAGTAACCTTAGTATACTTAATATGGCCACCGGCCCAACGGTATTAGTGCCCAGTGCAGCAATTGACCATGTAACAAAATGCAATTGTGATTGCTGGGACTTATTACAATAATCGTACTTTAGTAGATTTACTACCAAAACATATAGCGATATATATTTTTGATAGTATAATAATACCATAGGTACCTTTAGGAAAGGAGTCTTATGACAAACATTATCAATTTAAGTGGAAACATGTTTATCTTTATAGCAATATTAATAGGTAAACAAATGAGGTTGTTAGTAACATTACTAATGGTATTAGCACTAACACTAATGACTTTTAATCAAAACACACGGGAAGAAATTATCCGTGCTGAACATAAAGTAGCAAAATTTGTAGACCCAAAACAAATTATCTGTTTAGCTACTAATATATTTTTTGAAGCAGGGCATGAAAGTACAGACGGCAAAGCCGCAGTAGCCCGTGTTACATTAAATAGGGTACATAATGGCTTTGCCACAACACCTTGTCAAGTAGTTTATCAAACTACAACAAAGGATGACCAAAAATTATGTCAATTTAGTTGGGTATGTGAGGGTAAAGGAAACCCAAATAAGCGTGACCCAAGTTACCAGGCTAGTTTACAAGTAGCCTATGATGTGTTAGTATTAGATAAGTACAAAGATGTGATACCCAAAAATACATTATTTTTTCATAACAAGACGGTACAACCCGATTGGGAACATTATGAAAAAACTGTAATTATTGGAAATCATATTTTTTATAGTAAAAAGAAAAAATCTAATACGAAATATGAAAGAAAACACAGATATAAAGCAAGCGC